AATCGAATCAAAGTGTATCGGTGCAATTGAATATATCAAAGAAGTAATTAATCAAATCAAAAACAAATGAAGTTAAAAGGAACAATTAAATTGAAACAAGATGTCATAACTTTCGACAGCGGATTCAAAAAACAAATTTTAGTTCTAACGGTCACAGATGGCAAATATGAACAACACCTTCCAATTGAATTCTTAAAGGACGCGACAGACCTTCTGAACGAATTTGAAGCCGGTCAAGAATGTGAAGTCGATATCAACCTTCGCGGTTCTGAATACATGGACAAATTTTACGCATCAATTCAAGGTTGGAAAATCACCGCGACATTTTAACGTTCGAACAAATATCGACGAAACTATTATCAAAGAAAAATTGTGCAATCCGTGACGGTGGACTATACATCCAAGACCTTCACGGATTTGTTCAATTAGATATCGACATCGTCGAAGGTGAAAAGAATCCGAAGTTGTCAACACGTTGCAAGATGATTAAAGAATTCTTATTATATTTATTGAATAATTTTCACAGCTTCAAAAAAGGTGCTGTCAATGTTAAGATAAAATGAAGTGTTACGAATGCAATAATGAATTAACATGGGGGGGTGATGATAGTTATGAAGACTATGGTTATGAAGGTGATGGAATAATCACGAACTTAAGTTGTTCGAATGAAGAATGCGGTGTTGAAACTGTTTTGGTTTATACAAGATTATGAATTTCTTTAAGACTGAAGAACCTTATAAAATAGCTGACCGCATCACAAACGAATCGGAACTTTCGCCCGACCTTGTTGTTCACGTTTACTTCATTATGCTAAAGAAAGACGACATCGATAATGAACCGGCATTCTTTGCCCGAACCGCATATCAGCAATGGAACTGGAACAACTCGGAATTCAATCGCCTACATCGAACAAATGAACTTCGATTCGAAGATGACGGAAACATTCCTGACCCGGTTGATGAAATTACAATCGATAACGGTTCGAAGTATCTTGAATTCATGCGGTCGTATATGAATGAAAAACCAAATACAACCGAAGATTGGTTCAAACGTGAACTCGGTCGAATGGTTCTTGAAGGTGACACATATCGTGAAATCGAAAAGAAAACAAAATTAAACAAACGGTATATTACCGAAACAATTAAACAATTAAAAAATGATATTTCTACTTCTTATTACAGCAAGTGCAATCGGAATGATTGTGACGACATTTAATCTACCCGACATCAAACCGCTGAATTGCGCGTCGTGTCTTTCAGGATGGATCGCATTAATTATGTTGCTTTGTTTCGCTCCGGCTTTTTGGTGGTCGTTCCCGGCTTCATATCTATTCACTTCAATAATTTACATCTATGAAACTAAGTAAGGAACTACAAGGTCAAATCGAAAGACTATCAAGAACCGGTTCGTTTTCCGTGTCGATTCTACTCAAAAAGGAATTGAAACAATTAACAATCGATATCGGTTGCACCGTACTTGAAAACCTGGACTGCGGAACTTGTGTTCGAAAAGCTATGCACGATGTCAACGCATATCAAAAGCGAATGGAATCGAAACCATTTGTTCAAATGAACATGGTCAAGTCAGCACCCGAAATGACCTACAAAGAAATGCGACGTTTCGCGAAAGATAAAGGACACCGACTAAAGAATCCAACTAAAGAACAATTAATCAAAATAATTCAAGATGAAATATAAAGACCTAAAAGAAGGATATCGAATTGAATACAAATTCATTCAAGACGAACAACTCAAATACGCACAATCCCCAGTAATGACATTGAAGGAATGTGAAGCCAAAATGAACGAACTTGAAGAAGACAAATCAGTTCAATCATTTATCGTTTTAAATGTGAAGTTTTATGAATCAATTTGATTGATTTATTACATGGCGATTGCCTTGAATTAATGAAGTCGATTCCAAGCGGTTCGATAGATGCAATTATTACTGACCCGCCTTATGGAACAACCGCCTGTAAATGGGATAGTGTTATAGATTTTGATTTGATGTGGGAGCAACTCAATAGAATAATAAAGCCAAACGGTGCTATAGTTTTATTTGGTAGTGAACCTTTTAGTAGTGCTTTAAGAATGAGTAATATTAAGAATTATAAATATGATTGGATATGGGAAAAAGAGCAAGGTGCTAACTTTGCAACAAGCAATAAGCAACCATTAAGAAAGCACGAAATTATAAGTGTTTTTTATAAAAAGCAACCTTATTACAATAGTACTGGTGAAAAGTATGATAAGCCAAAAACGATTAAAAGAACAGATAACACAAAAAGTTTATCAAGCAAAAACGATAGCAAACCATTATTGGAGTCAACATACACTCATAAAAAAAAACATTCAATAATAGAGATAATAAAAGGAAAAAACACATTGCACCCAACACAAAAACCCGTAGCATTAATGGAATACCTAATTAAAACATACACCAACGAAGACGAAACGGTTTTAGATTTCACAATGGGTTCGGGTAGTACTTTGGTAGCGTGTCAAAACCTTAACAGAAATGGAATAGGAATAGAGCAAGATGAAACCTACTTCAAGATAGCACAGGACAGAATAAAAGAAAACGGATATAAGCTATTTTGATTGTATTCTTATTACTTGTGATTTTTGTTTTGGTAGTTAATATATTATATGGTAAACAATAGTACACAGTATGTATGAATAAGAAATCAATAGAGTTTATCGAATCACTCGTAATAGAGGCAGACAAATATCTTGATGAATGCTTGTCACATACAAAACAACACGCAACGGGTTCAGGAAAAGTAGTCGACGTTCAAGACCGACACATTCCGACCGTTGAATATTTTTTGAATATACATCTTGGAGTTGTGAACCGTGAAACAATGGCGCGTTCAACTTGGTATGCTTGGTTAAAAACTGAAGGGGATTCACAAGAAGAACAACTTAAATCAAACACTATAAAAAATATTACGGCTCGATTCAACTCCTTAGCGCGTGATATAGTGGCGAATGAGGGCAAAGGGATATTCTATGCTAAGAACGCTTTGAATATGCACGACAAACAACATATCGAGAATAAACAAGTTGACAAGTTCGACTTCGATTCATAACTGATTGAGTACGATTAAAGGATACAAACCGCACCCGTCACAAAAGGTCATTCATGATTCAATCAATAAAGACGGCGCGAAATACTACGTTTTCAATATTGGGCGACAATGGGGCAAGACCATGTTCGCAATCAATCAGCTTCTTTATTGGTGCATCAATTCACCCGGTTCACAAATCGCGTGGGTGTCTCCAGTTTACGCACAATCCAAAAAGGTATTCGATGAGTTAGAACGCGCAACGTCACGAAGCGGGATGTTTGAATTCAATCGTTCTGAACTAACTGTGAAGGGGTGCGGTTCGACTATCCGATTCTTTTCAGGTGAACGTCCGGACAATATAAGAGGAAACACATTCGATTATTTAGTCATTGACGAAATGGCATTCACCCGACCCGAACTATGGTTGGAAGTTCTTCAGGCGACTGTCTTGGTCAAGGGCAAGAAGGTGATATTCATATCGACACCTAAGGGAAAGAATCATTTTCATTCGTTATCGCTTCAACACAATTACGATCCGAATTACAGATACTTTCATTTTACATCGTATGACAATCCGATGATTGACCCGAACGAAATCGACGCGATTAAACGGTCACTACCTGAACACATATTCCGTCAAGAATACCTTGCCGAATTCATGGACAATTCAAGCGGTCTGTTTAAGAACGTCAAAGACAATTCAATCAGTCAACCAGGTTCGGCTGTCGGTCGTTTGTTCGGTGGTCTTGATATCGGTCGCGCTGATGATTACACGGTGTTGACAATACTCGATTCAAAACAGAACATGATTCACGTTGAACGGTGGCGACATGATGAATGGTCAGCGATAATCAACAAGGTCGCATCGGTCATAAATCGATACAAAGCTTTGACCTATGTCGAAGTAAACAATCAAGGTGATGTCTTCTTCGAAATGCTCAAGGGCAAATGTAGGAACTTAGTCGAACCTTATGTCACATCGACTAAGACGAAGCCGATAATGATTGAAGACCTTGCGGTTCAGTTCGAACAAGGTATCAT